TTTCATTATGAGGCTGGCATAGGATTCACGAAATTCAGTACCTTGATGGTTAAGCGTGATTATGTAATCCAGGCATTGCTCATAAAACGCGAGAAACTGCTCTGTGCTATATCCTATTTTATGAAAATATTTATGGGCAAATCCGTAAGGATTGAGTTCCCGGATAAAAATGCTACGAAAGCCCAGATTAACATACTCATCAATAATTTCGTAAGGCATATTCAGGCTTTGATTAGTAGTCGTCATCAGTGCGCTTACCCGGTCAAAGGCCTTACGCTGTTTTATCTTATCAAGGGTAGTAATTAATGCTTCCCACGCTCCAACGTTTCCAAAACGGCGATTTTCATTGTGCAATGTACGAGGGCCATCAAGCGAGGTGCTGATTGAAAACTGATGTTCAATCAAAAAGTCGAGATCGCTTTCGCTAAGATCGCATAGGTTAGTGCAGACAACGAACTGTATATCTTTACTGGTGTTTTTCGTCTGCACTAAGTGAACCGCTTGCCTAATCAGCGGCATATTCAGCGTTGACTCTCCTCCTTGAAACTCCAGGGTTAACTTGTCTGAGGGCATCGACAAAAAAAGCTCTATGCTTTTTTCCATCACTTCAGGACTCATATCGTAACGAGTTCGGTCGGACTGGCAGCTTTTACGTGATGCCTGACAATAAACGCATGAGTTATTACAACGTACCGTAAGCACAAAGATATGCAGCTTTTTTTGTCCGGTATTTTGATGCTAATAGGGTGACTAACCCCTCACTTTCGCTATCACGTACCATATGTTTCGCTTTAAGCTCATACCAAAGCTCTTCGTCATTGATTTTTTCTTTTTTAACTAAGGCAGCAAGTTGTTCAGGAGCAAGACATGTCCACTCACCATAATCCGTTGAGAGAAAGTATTGTCCATTTTCTAACCGACTAAGCCGGAACGGCAGAAGCTCATAGGTATTGTGGGCAAAGTGCGACGCCTGTTGAAATTTAACGCCCATGATTCATCCTGTCCTGTATACTTAATTCAAGGATATTATTTAGAAAGGTATTCATGATAAGCGTACTGGATTGCAGATGTTCATCCCTCACCCTCAGTGCCAGGCATAAACTCTTATCAGAGTAAAAATCCACAACCATATAGTCAGAAAACTGACTTGCCATATTCGCAATTGCCTCACGAGTATAATATTCAGGATCCAGTGTTATCTTCATGAAAATTATACCGCTGAAGTGAGAATATGATCAGAATCGAGTTGAGACTGACCGTTAACAAGTGACAACGCCGGGGAGAAAGCTTTTTTAATGATCTCCTGATGCATACATCCAGTCTCCTGAATAATAATATGACGCATCTCATTTTCGTTAAGTA